GAAGGCCCAAGCCATCCTCAAACTACAAAAATAATGCCTTCTCTACTTAATGGAAATTTTGAGCCAATTATTACAGCTCCATCTATGATGATGCCTTTTATAAAGGATGGAATTTTCATTGATCCCTATGTGAAGGCAATGGGAGTGTATTGTCCTCCTAAAGTATTGGTTCCGAGCTGGCAAGTTTTGGCAGTTGAGAATAATATGTTTTGTTTTTTGAAGGATAATTTGCACTTTCCCGTAATTCATCGTTTGTTGAGTTGGGAGGAGTGTTTATATGGTATTGAGAATGAGGTAGATTCTCGTGGAATTCCTTCGCATACAAGTGCGGGGTATCCCATGGTGGTTCCTGGACATAGGAATCTAAAGAAAGAACTTTATAGGTTTGTTCGAGGAAGTCCTGAAAACAAAGCTGTTCTTGACGAAATTGTTGAACAGTGTGAGGAATATGAAAGAGAAGCCTCTTTAGGTCATCGGCATCTGTGGTTAGAAGTCGATAATTTAAAGGATGAGCGGAAAAGTTTGGAAAGTGTGCAAGTTGGTAAAACTCGCGTATTTTCTGGAACTCCTTTCATTTATCTAATTTTAGTTAAGAAGTATTTTGGAACGTTTTTATTAGAATTCCAGAAAAATCGTATTTTTAATTCAAGCGTTGTTGGTATGAATCCTTATTCAGGGGAATGGGATCTCTTAGCTAGAAGACTTTCAAGATTTTCTTCATCTTTTAGAGATTTTGATGTTGGTGCTGGTGATTACTCTGCTTTTGATGGTAGTGAATTACCTAGCATTCATGATAGCATTTTATCTATAGTGAATCGTTTCTATGATGATGGGAACGATCTTATTAGAGAAGTGCTTTGGTTGGAGCTAACGAACTCTCGGCATGTATATAAGAATGTCGTTACCGAGTGGTGTTCTGGTTTACCTAGTGGACATGGATGTACAATTATGGTAAATTGTCTTTACAATATGTTTGCGTTTCGACTAAGTTGGATGAATGCTGGTTTGGATTTAAATCAGTTTTCCGATTTATGTGAATTGCAAGTGTGTGGAGATGATAATATATTCTCTGTGCATCCTTCTGTTAGTTCTATTTTTAATGAGATGTCTCTTAGTGGATTGATGGCTAAAATAGGTCTTAAGTATACTACTGAGATCAAGGAAACAGCCTTGTATCCTTTTAGAGATATTTCTGAAGTTGAGTTTTTGAAAAGGAGTTTTCGATGGGATGGTGATGTCTCGCGATTTATAGCTCCTTTAAGACTGTCTGTTGTTCTCGAAATTCCTAATTGGACTAAGAAAACAAAGGACAGAGACTCTATATCTGTGTCTAATATTAATGAATGTTCTCGAGAATTGTCTCTGCATTCTAGGAGTATTTTTCAGAGGTATAATTCTAAACTTACTCAACTTAAGGAGCGTTTCTATCCTGAATTTGATACTTCTCTTTCGTTATATATGAGCTATCTTTTGAAGAAGAAGCTTGTTTTAGCGACTGAGCAGTACTTTTGTTGAGAAGCTGAGTCCTTGACAAGACGTTAAACTGTCGCTAGATGAGTGTGATCTTGCAAAACTATATAAAATCCAAAGTTTCAAAAGTTTTGTATTGCTGCTCATCAGTTGGTAGGGTCCTATTTAGGATTACTGCTCAAGGTCCTACGAAGGCGTCCCCTTCAATAGCCTAGAGCGCTTTGGTACGGTCTCATTTATGGGTTTATATGAGTACTTAAATTTTAACCTGCTTCAAACTCTAATATTAAAGTAGGTGGGGAAACTACTATAAAAGCCCAAAACAGTATGCAAGAAGACGTCACTTCTGGCAAGTTATCTGATGAAGTTCAGGAAACTACTGTTTTTAAAACTGACGCTAATATTGTCAAAGCTTCTATGATGAAACCATTGTCTATTGATAGAGCATTTTTGGATAGCTCTCCTGAAGCTCGAACAGATTCTATCAAAGAATTTTTAGGTAAGCCTTTTAGAATACAAGCTGGTGTGTTTTCTACAACTGATACGGTTAGCACTTTTACTTCTTTTCTGATTCCAGATGCACTTTTTGCTCAATCGAAATTTAGTGATAAAGTAGCTGGATTTTATGGAATTCGTGCCACAACGAAAATTAGAATTGTTTTTAATGCGACTCGTTTTCAACAAGGAAGATATATGTTGCTGTGGTATCCTCATGGAGGATCTGCTGGAAACAATAGAAATTTGGACTGGTATACAGCACACACAAATACTTTGACTCAAAGAACTCAATGTCAAAGAGTTGAGTTTGATTTGAGTTGTGATTCGGAAGCAATCTTAGAATTGCCATATCGCAGTGTGTTGAATTTTTCACCTATTAGTATACCAGGAGATATTTCCAATTTTGGTCAATGGGGGAGATTTTGTGTTTTTCCTTATGAACCCTTAACTGTGGACACTGGAGCACAGACTTGTTCTTTTTCGGTTTATGTGAGTCTTCAGGATGTTGAGTTGATTGGAGCCGCAGTCCCACAATCCGGTAGGATGGGGAAAACAACGAAGAAAAAGAGTCCTACGGAAGTTGAAGCTAAAAGTAAAGGAATTGGTCCAGTAGAGAGTGCAATGAGTATGGGATATGATATTTCGACAGCACTAACATCAGTTCCTGTACTTTCAACTTTTGCTCTTCCTGCATCATGGATTTTTGATGCTTTTAGAGGAACAGCAGCTCATTTTGGATGGTCGAAGCCTTCTAATTTGAATGTTATTCAAAGAGTTGTTCCAACTTTTGCTCCTTATTTCGGAAGTGTCGATAATGATGATTCATCACTGCCTTTGTCAGCGTGTGTGAATAATCTAGTCGATCCTGCTCTCGGTTTTTCTGGTACTGATATAGATGAGTTGGATTTTAAGTTTTTTGCTCAAATTCCAGCTTTTATTAAGAAATTTACTTGGAGTGTTAATGCCTCATTAGACACTAGTCTCTGGGGTACACAGATACATCCTGGTGATTTCTCTATCTCGCGACCTTTGGAGTTACCTGGAGTTATTGATATTACTCCAATTAATTTTGTTTGCAGATATTTCAAGTACTGGAGAGGGAGTGTTGTTTTTACTTTTAAGTTTGTGAAAACTGAGTTTCACTCTGGGAGATTATCTTTTAGTTGGTATCCTTCAGAACATAATTATACTCTTGGGGGTAGTGTTGCAGCATCAGGCCAGTACTGGCTCAACCGTCATATTGTTGATATTCGAGAGTGTAATGAGTTTACTTTGACAATTCCATATTTAAATAGCGCTCCTTGGTTAGATTTAGATAACAACCAATGGGCTGGAAATTTGTATGTTTTTGTTGAAGATAAACTTGTTGCACCCTCAACGGTCCCACAATCAATTACAGTGCTTGTTGAAGTGAGTGGAGGACCTGATTTTGAAGTAGCTTTTCCTAGATCGTGTAGTTTAACTCCTGTTCTTAAAGCAACTCCTCAATCTGGAACTATGGACCGTGGTGCAGAATGTGGCGCTGGTTCAGTAGTTATTGGTAATTCCGAAATTGTGTCAAGTGGAATTATTAATTCAGCTTTTTGTATTGGAGAAAGGATTTCTAGTTTCCGTTCGCTGTTGAAGATGTTTGATTCTTGTGTTTCATCTGTAGCTCCAGCAGCGAGTAGTTATAAGGCTTTTAATCCCTTTGCTTATCCAGTAATTTCAGCTCATGCATCAGTTCCTACTATGCCTCATGCTCCTAGTGATTTATATGGAACTCTTTCATCTTGCTTTCTCTTCTCTCGAGGGGGAGTTAGGTTAAAGATGGTCGTTCTAAATGATTCTGTAGGTAGTAAAGCCATTGGATCCTTGATAGCTTATTTACGGCCATTGGTTGGAACTAGTACTGCTATGTCGAAGATCTTTTATGAAAATAATTTTACTGTGAATGGCAATGCTGCAAATGCTTTTGAATATGGATTGGTACCAAAAGTTTTGGCAAGAGTTCAAGATTCTCAACCCTTAGAGATTTCTTGTCCTCAATATGGAAGATATCATTCGAGGCCTAATAATGAGTTCTTCTGTAACACGGATTATCCCGTTGGCTTTGGAAGGCCAGCACTCAATACGCAATGGGTTGTAGATGTACAACCTCTAGGTATTGTAGCGGTTAATGCGTATCGTGCTCAGTGGTTTCGTGCCGCTGGTGAAGATTGTAATATGGGTGGTTTCATTTCGATTCCTCCTATGGCAATCATGGTCGGAGGCCTCCTAAATTAGGAGGCCTTCACCGAAAGTTTTGTCTCTTTAAATAAATACGAAAAGAGAACTAGCCCTACTGTTTACAGGTTTGGTAGAAGCTAGCGCTATGTAGTCCCCTGTCTTGACGGATTACTTAGTATGAGTGTTTTCTTGTACACGCTATTTTAGATATCTATGATATCATGAGATGTTTACATTTTATTCTTCCCTCCTATTAATATGGATTCAGGGTTAACGAAAGGAATAGCGTGTAGACTCTAACTTGTGATTAGATTCGACCCTAAAGGAAAGGGGGTGATCTAGTGATTGTTTGGTGGCCCCAGACAATCACATTTTCCTATGAC